CCACGGATGCCTATCGGCCTTCGGGCGTTATGGAGCCGCTGCGTCCCGCCAACCGCTTCCTCCGTCTGCACGCTGCATTCAGTAACGTGCACGGAGGATTCGAGCGACCCAACACCTATGATCACTCGCTTTGGAATGGCATCTTCGACTCCGCCTATACCCGCGTTGGAGACTACCTGGTCCAGCAGAGCGGCACCTGGTTCATTGCTGCTCAGCAATCTCTGATGCCGGTCCTATGTGTCCGCGCTGACCGGATCGTATCATTTACCCGCCCCGCCGCGCCAACGGCCAGCGGCGTGAATACGTATGGCGGGGTCACTACCGCAACCAACATGCCCCTGCTGACGAACTGGCCAGCCAGTGTCCGAGCTGCCTCAATCGGGGGGACTCCGTCAGCCGATCTTCCCGGAGATTCATCAGTGTCGCATTGGACGGTGCTGCTGCCCGCCCAGCCTGATGTCGTCCTTCTCGTCGCCGATCTGATGACCGACGATCTAGGGCGCAATGCTGTTGTTTCGTCAGCAGAGTTGACGAACCTGGGCTGGCGTCTTTCCGTCAAGCAGGCTGCGACCTGATGGCAGACGAATCCGATGTGGAGAACGCACTGGTCGCGCTCTCTTCGGCTGCTCTCTACCCGAGCGGCACCAACTCACCAAGCGTTCCGGGACCTGATTGTCGTATTTATCGAGGCTGGCCGAGCTCGGCTGCGCTCGACGCAGACCTTATCGCTGGGCGGATCAACGTCACGGTGTTTCCCGCGGCCGGCCACGCGCGCACCACAACGCGATACACCCAAAACCGGTCCGGCAGTCCGACTCAACCGACTCTAACCGTGTCGGTATCAGGTACCTCAGTGATGTTCGGGGGTTCCGCGATCCTCGGCCAAGTGGCCGGAATTCTCGTTGGCGGCCAAAGTGGCCAAAGTTATGCCTACCGTATTCAACCCGGCGACAGCCCAGCCCTGGTTGCAGCTAACCTGGCAACTCTAGTCCGAGCAAATGCAATCGTTCAATTGTCGGGCTCCACGCTAGTTATTCCCGGCGCCGGCGACTTGGTAGCCCGCGTGGTTGCGGATGGGTCCGCTCAGCAGGAGATTCGACGGCAAGAACAAATCTTTCGTGTTACCTGTTGGTGTCCAACACCGACGTCGCGCGACGCAGCTGCTATTGCCATAGACTTGACACTCGCACAGTCGGTATTTATCACTCTGGCAGACGGTTCGATGGGCAAGCTGACCTATGCTGGGACGACTGTGTTCGATCAATCTCAGGACGCGCTGCTTTATCGTCGCGACCTGCTGTACCAGGTTGAGTACCCGACTATCATCAGCACGTCGCCACCGGCGATGTTGTTCGGTGACTTGTTGTTGAACGCGGCTAATTTCACAGCCTGATTTCCGGAGAATCCATGAACATCCACTTGATCGTGGTAAGACCATTTAATGGTCTAACCCGAGGTGATACGGTCACTGATCCGGCGCGCATCGCGCAAATTCTCAACAGCGAGTGGGCGCACTCGGTTGTGCGCGTTCTTGCCGCATCCGTGAAAAGGGATTGACGTCTATGCCGATTTTTCAGCAGGGCAGCCTTAACACGACCGCGTTGGTGGTGCCGGATCTCTATGTTCAGATTGTCCCACCACAAAACCTTATTTTGAATGGCGTTCCGACAAATGTCCTTGGCGTAGTCGGAACCGCCTCGTGGGGGCCGGTCAGCCAACCGGTAATTGTGGCTACTATGGGTGACTACGCAGGCAGCTTCGGTTCTGTCATCGCCCGCCAATTTGACATGGGGACTCAGGTCGCGACGGCCATACAGCAGGGGGCGCAGAACTTCCGGTGTGTTCGGGTCACCGACGGTACCGACACAGCCGCACAGGTGTCAGTCCCCAACACGACATTTACGTTTACAGCGTTGTATACTGGTTCGTTGGGAAACCAGGTCGTGCTGGCGTTGAACCCGGGAGCCCAGGCAAACACTTGGTCCCTCACGGCAGTACTGCCTGGTCTTCAGCCCGAGGTATACAACAACATTGGCGGTGCAGGAGCGGCATTCTGGACCGCATTGGCCACCGCGGTCAATCAGGGGCAAGGCCCACAGCGTGGTCCCTCTCAGCTTGTGATCGCCAGCAGCGGCGGTACCGTAGCTACCCCAACTGGTTTTGCCACCACGTTGGGGGCAGGCACCGCGGGATCTGATGGAGCAACCGGCGTCGCAGCGAGCCAGCTTGTCGGCTCGGATGTGCCGCCAAGGGCCGGCATGTACGCGCTGCGCGGTCAGAGGTGCGGCATCGCGCTTCTGGCCGACGCGGATGACCCAACTCAGTGGACGACACAGGCTGCATTCGGTCTGCAAGAGGGTGTCTATATGATTTTGACCGGGCCGCCGGGCGATACAATTCAGAACGCGGTCAACGTTATGGCCGAGGCTGGTCTCGACAGCTACGCGGCCAAGCTCATGTTTGGCGACTGGCTATGGTGGTCCGACCAGGTCAACAATGTTGTTCGATTGGTGTCGCCGCAGGGCTTCACAGCCGGGCGTCTGGCAAACCTCTCTCCGGAGCAATCCAGCCTTAACAAACAGCTCTACAGTGTCATCGGTAGCCAGAAATCGGGAACTCCCGGTTCGGGTCAGGCGACCGTATATTCATCAGCCGATCTCTCGGTCCTGATCGGGGCCGGCATTGATGTAATCAGCAATCCTCAGCCCGGTGGAGCATATTGGGGGGTGCGCGCTGGCCACAATTCGTCCTCAAACGCCGCCATCAACGGGGACAACTACACGCGTCTCACAAACTACATCGCTGAAACCCTTGCCGCCGGAATGGGTCAGTTCGTAGGACAGTTGGTCAATGCCGGCCTGTTCCAGCAAATTCGCGCAACGCAGCTCTCCTTTCTGCAGAACATGTTTAACCAAGGTATTCTGGGCAGCACGGACGGGAGCCTGCCCTTCAGTGTAATCTGCGATACCTCGAACAATCCCACCAGCCAATCCGGCCTCGGCTATGTTCAATCCGATGCCCAAGTTCAGTATCAATCGATCAACGAGAAGTTTATCGTGAACATTGAGGGCGGCCAGTCTGTCATAGTGTCGGTTCAGACGCTTCCCAGCGGGCAACCGACGTAAGGAGATCTCAACGTGGCGCTTACCAATTTTTCCGTTGGCGTGGATACCCAGTTGGTGGTCCTGGGTCCCGTGGGGCGAGTGGATCTCTCGTATGTCACTGGGTTTGAAGCACGCCAGCTAACACACTCGGTACGAGTGGATCGCCTCGATGGCACTCAGATGGCAGCGGAGCTCCCGAAAGGTTGGGAAGGGGCTTTCGAAATCGAGCGAGGCGATTCCACGGTCGACGACTTCATCGCATCGGCGGAGCAGCAATTCTACAATGGTAGTACAGTACCCGCCGGCTCGATGTACCAGTATGTATCCGAGACGGACGGATCTACGTCAACTTATCTATATGACGGCGTGACGTTCAAGCTGACCAGTGCCGGCCAGTGGAAGGGCGACAGTGCTGTCAAGCAGAAGTTGGAGTTCTTTGCCACTCGACGGATGCGGGTCTGATGAGTCCCTCGGCAACGATCATCGCCGCCGCTACGGGCGCCCCTTCTGTTACTGATAGGCTGGGGCGGCATTTGACGCTACGGCGCATGACGTCTCTCGACAAGCTGCGCTTGTTCAAGGCGGCCGGTCCTGTCCTCGCGCAGAATCAGCCCTGGCTTGGCATGGCGATGCTTGCCTGCTCGGTGGCCGAAATCGACAACGTGCCCGTCCCGGCGCCGACCAATGAGCAGCAGATCGAATCGATGGTAGCGCGATTGGGTGATCTGGGAATCGCCGCGGTCGCGGAGGCGCTCAACGGGCAGCCCGAAGTCGCCCAACCAGACGCAATGGCCATCGCGGGAAACTGAGCAGGCACCCCGATCTGATTGACTGCCTATTCCTGGTCAGGAACGGGGTGCCCTTCGATGTCGCTTTTAGCCTGCCCCCAGACGAAAGACTCGCGTGGATCGTGGCGCTCGGAACGATCGATGGACGTGAGTTTGATTGGCGCACTCTACGGTGGAAGGAGCGCAGGTGATCTCGATTGACGGCCTACATGCGTTCGCTGATCGGTTATCCCGCCTCGATGTTGGACGCACGGAAGCGGACGTCTTGGAGCAAGCGGCGCGCGATCTCGAAGAGAGCGTAAAGGCGATAGCGTCGCCTCCCGCCGATGAGGGTGGCACGAACCGGCGCGGGCGCAAGACCGCAGCTTCGGCGACTATATCACATCGTATCGACGAGCACACAGCAGTTATTGGTGCGGTCGGTTCTGCGGCAGTAACGAGAGAGCTCGGGTCCGCCACACGACCTCCCGATCCCGTTCTGAGCACGGCTGCTCGGCAATCCGGGCCGGCCATCGCGGAGCGTATCGGACAGATATTCGCTCAACTAGTGTCGGGGATGTAAAATGATTGATGCTTATACAATCGGCATCACCCTGGCTTTGGACAACGGCGTATCGGAGGGGCTGGCAACCATCCGCCGCGACCTTGTCGCACTGAATGGCGTTGTCGAGGGCGGTGCCACACGTCTGAAGGATCTGACACGCGCTGCGTCCGATCTACAGGTTGGCGCCGGCGTTGCCGAGCCGATTAACAAGAGTTCAATCGCACCCGCGGGTGGGCACGGTGACGGGTCAATCCCGGTCCCCTCTGATTCGCCGCGTTTAGATCCTGGCTTGTTTGCTCCGAGCCGCCCGGACCTGCTCATGGCGGCCAACCCCCTAATGTCCCTGTTTTCTTCTCCTGCGGCTCAACCCATCGCCGATGTTGAGCCGATGCCGGCAAATCGGCCTGGCATCACGTCGCCAGAGGGTCGGGCACTAGCGCCGGGGGTCCCGAGTTCCGTGCCGGTCACGAGCCAGCAATTGGGTCGAGGCGCGACGATCGCTGACTTCGCGCCGATCCACTATCCGGCGCAAATGCCGTCTCCCATGCCGACCCCTACCGCGCCTAGTGATGGATCTGGCCGCGACCTGTTCACGAATCCTGGCGGTGCACCGGCGCTATCCGCTATTGCTGACGCGGCTTCGCCGCCGTCACCACCGAAGCGGCCGAATATCTCGATAACATTAGGAGGGGAACCTCCCGCCTTGCGTCCGTCGCTGCAGCGGGTTGCCAGGTCGCGGATAGATCCCTCGCAAAGCGCTCGTGCACCACCGTACGATGCATCGGCCGGGGCACATCGCCCGAGTGGTGACACGACCTTGCCATCGGCGGTCCCGCCAGCGATGGAGCCGCAATCGGCCACATCGCAAGGCGACATTTACGTGGATGGCTTGCGGCTTGGACGATGGGTGACCGATCGCCTTGCTAAGGCAGCCGAACGGCCGCGGGCGGCTATGACTGGGTTCGATCCTCGTATGACCCCCACTTGGCCTGGTGCGCCGATCGGCGCCTGACGGGAGAAGCAGCGTAATGTCAAACGTCACGCTACTGCTTGGTCCCATTTCGTTCCAGGACTTCGAGGTTCCACCGAACATCAATATTGGGGGGGCCCAGCGCCTAGTCATTCATCGTCTGCCGGGTGGGACCCGGGTGATCGACGCGCTCGGCCGGGACGATATGGACATTTCGTTTTCAGGCACCTTCTCCGGTCGCAATGCTACACTTCGGGCCCGACTAATCGATGAAATGCGCGTGTCGGGTCTCCCTATGCCGCTTACTTGGGACGTATTCTTTTACTCCGTCATCGTCAAAAAATTTGAGGCGGATTATCGCTGCGGCTGGTGGATCCCCTATCACCTGACTTGCACGGTAGTGTGTGATGAAGCCAGTAGCGCGGTGGCGTCGGTGATATCGCTTGCGGATGACGCACTGTCTGACGTCACAACCGCGTCCACCTTCGCTATAGCCGCTGGGTTCGACCTATCGGACACGCAGAGTGCGG